TTCCAAACCTATAAAAATTAACATCTAACTTCATTATTTACCTTCCTCTCTATTAGTTATTAACATCTATCTTTATAATATCTTCAATATAAAGATTATCATTTTCAATATCGTCTTTAATATAACCTTGAGCATTATATTCCATATCTTTAACAGATTGTTCAGCTACATCATTAACTACGATTACTACTCTAAAACTACATCTTTTATCTTTTTTCATTTTTTTTGTCGTTCCTCTCTATTTTGTTTTTTAAATAAAATTAATTTCTTATCCATACTTAAACCTGTATATAGTGAATAATCTTTTGCGCCTGTGTATACTCTTGCAAAATCTTTTACAAGTTCATCAGTCCATTTAAATTCTTTAGCCATTTTTAGCCCCTTCCTCTAAAGCTTTTACTCTTTCTTCTAATTGGTAAACTATATCAAATAGCTGAATTGTAAAATCTTCTAATTTTTCTATTTCAGATTCAACAGTTATTGATTGATTTGTATCTTGATATGTTTGTGTTAGCTCTTTGTATGTTGCTTTCATTTATTTACTCTCTTCCTCTAGGTCCCATTTTTCGGACCTTGTTAGTTCATTGTTGTATATTCTTTCATAGATAATTTTTGATAATCTTCTTCTATGTGTCCCATCTAGAGAACTATACCAATCACCAAAGTTTTTTTGCATCATTTTAAATTTACCAATTGCATAGTCCCCGTAATCAGTTTCTTTCGTTCTATTATGCATTTGTTTTATGTATTCATCACCCATTACATTAAAAGACCATTTGCGGGCTTCGTATAATGTCCTTTCAATGGTAGTTTTTATTTCTTTTTCTTCCATATTATTCTTCCTCACTTTCGCAGTAACATTCTTCTATTTTTTCTTCGCAATCATCACAGGCTTCTACTTCTTTTTCTTCTACATCTAGTGGAGTCCAAAATTCTAAACAAAAGCTATTCCAACATTCTATGTCCCCGCAGATATATGTTGAATACGGGGTTTCCGATATTTCTGTTTCTTCTATGTTTCTACCACAGCCATAGTTACAGCTGTAATCTTCTGTTGCGGTGTCCCAACCATTGACTACTTTTATTTTAGTTAGCATTATTTAGCCTCACTTTCTTTTATACTTATGCATTCCCAACAATTATCTGTATCCATTTCTTCTTCGCCATTATGTATTCCATCATCAACATTACGCATAGCCTCATCTTCACTTGTTGCATATGTAACATATCTATATTCTCGGCTTTCAGCCATTATTATTATATATTTTTTACGTTTCTCTTTTAACATATTATTTAGCCTCACTTTCATTATAAAACTCATCAGGCTCTTCAACTATCTTTTCTATAACTTCTTTAACTTTGGCTCTATCAGTTCTGTATTTGTCTAGCTTTTTATCATTGTCGTATAAAACTTTGTAATCACTACTTTTTGGTAACATCATTTTATCACCTCTTAAAGTTCCGTAAATATCATGATTCCAGACACCAACTACTTCTATCTCTTCAAAGTCAAATACATTGCCCTTTTCGTATGATTGCGTAAGTCCCAGCAATCCTTCTACACCTTCTAGTTTGTGATTAACTACATATTCAGTAAATATCCAATCAAGTAAATCTTTCTTAGACATTTCTTTCATATGGTCGTTTTTAGTGAGATACTTCTCTAGTCCGTTACCGAACTCTTTTCTCATTTTTTCTATATTCTTTTCCATTTTCTTTTCCTTTATATTGCGGTTTGTCTCATCAGTAATACAGATAACCACTCTGTATTATATACCCACAATTTAGATTGTAGGTATTTCGACATTATTTTACGTTTTTAAGGACCTTTTTTAACCTATCTAGGTCTTGGTTGCTTAACCTATCAATTGCGCCTGTATTGATTGCTTTTACAAAACCAAATATATCTTTTTTTGTGATATTATTTTCCATACTTACAAAACTTGTTTTTTTCTTTACCATATTACTTTCCTTTCCTTTTTTTATAAATGACCATTAATCTTTCTAGGATTTCTTCATCTCTTGCATTAGTAACCATTCCCTGTCCTTGAATTTTTAATTGATAATATTTTATTGTTCTTTCTAATTCTTCTTTTCCTATAAACATATTACTTTCCTTTCCTTTTATTTAATCTAATAATTTCTTTATTTAATCTAATAATTTCCCTACATAGCCTGTCGTGCATATCTCTTAATAAATTATTTTCATTTTCTATTATTTTTTCCATTGCTTTTTTCTCTGCTTTTACTGCTAATTCTACCATGTTTATACTTTCAAATTTCTTTACCATATTCATACAAAAAAAACCCGCACAAATTAATGCGCGGGCTTTTAGTCCTCTCTATTTAGTTAGTTGTTACTGTTTCTTCGTTTTGGGTTGCGTCCTCAATTTCTTCATTAGATGAAGCTTTTTCTAGCTCTGCTTGTATATCTCTAAAAGTATTTTTAGCATCATCAATATAACCTTCGCCTTCCATACAATTATCATCAGCATAACCCGCTTCATATTTAGCATTATCCGCATTACATCTTGCATCTTGCATTGCGTTTGTTGCGCTTTCTAATGACCTACCCATTTCTATCATTTTATCATTAAACCACGTTAGGTCTATGTTGCTTTTGCTATTTGAATTGGTTTCTACTTTTTCTAATATTTCGGTCCTATGACAATCTAGACTATCACATAATTTGTCTACTATTTTACTGTCGTTGATTAGACCTTGAACGCACTCTCTAACTATTTTATTTTCCATAGCATTTTCCTTTATTTTTTTTCTATGTTTTTTATTAATTATGTCCCGAAGAACAATAAAAATATATGATATTACAGACTAATAAACAACATAAATATATTTATGTAAATATATATAAAAGTATTATATTATTAGTGCGAACTAAAATAAAAAATAAAATGGAGTTAAAATGAAAAATAATAAACCAATAGAAATAAATAGCGAGTGTAAATTTTTAGAAGACCTAGAAAACAATACTAAAATGGCGCTCTACAATTTAACAATCGCAGTTGGTCAAGTATACTTAGTGACAAAAGGAATAAAACCAAGCAGACATTTCAAAATATCACAACTGAAAAATTATTTTGGAATGAATGGAGGGCCTGAAGTATTTCATAGTAAATTAGTTAAATTACAAGAAGTAATAAATAAAGGAGTTAAAAATGGATAGAGATAGCGTTAATGTTATTATTGATTATTTCGTTGTTAGTGCATTGCAGAACGTAATAAATCTAATTAATGACCGTATAGATAAGCATGATAAAGAAGCCCGTGAGATATTAAAATATACTGACGGCATTACAGAAAGTGATGATGCAACAGTTGATGCATTACATCACGTAATTTACGAAGCACAAGAAATAATAAAAGAAATCAAAAACTTAAAAGAAATGGAGGTTAAAAAAAATGGATAAAAGAAAATTACAAGCAGTTATAAATCGTATTGAAGATGATGTAAACGCTTTAAAACATTGGCTAAAAAGTCAATATAAAAGACGTGAAAAAGTAGATGTAGATGTAATTGTAGACCAATATGACAATGAAGTTATAGATGTAGAAGCATATCATATTGATTTACATATAGAATGCGTAAGGGGTAATATTGACGCATATGAAGACGTATTAAAAAGACTTGATATGTTGAAAGAGTCAATTAATAAATAATAGATAACTTACAAATAAAGAGCATAACAAAAAGGAGTATATAAAATGATAGACAACTACAAACCAACAATAGGAACACACAGAACAACAGTAACTAATATCCCAATGGAAAAAGAACAGTCACGTTTAATAGTTACGTTTCATAATACCGCAGTAGTTCAAGTAGTAAATGATAGGTATGTAATATTAAATAGTGGTGGTTGGGATACACCAACAACTAAGCGCAGAATGAACCAAGCATCAGAAGTATATAAATTAAATTACTTAGTATATCAAAAGGGTTGGATATGGTATGTGCAGACACCAAAGCAGGTGAGCGAATTTAAAGATAATATTATTGTAGATAAATATACAGGTGATATACTATATAGACTTCCATAGTTCGCACTATACACAGCCCGCAACAACCCACACAAAAAAAGCCCCGACATTTATGGTTGGGGCTTCTCTTTTACGAAAACATTACATATAAGCTACGTAAGATTATAATGTTGCAATTTTTACAGAATTTTCAACCTAGTCAGAGGGGTCATACAGGCACACATAGGGGGGGGTCTTACGGTAAAAAACACCCACACACATTCTAATACTATTTTTAAAACTTTTCCTTTACTTTATAATTATTATACTAATTATAGCTGTTTTGGTGAGTTTTGGGTAGAGACTATCTAATCCCCCTATTATAAATAAAGAGATTAGTCTCAATTCCCATATAGCTGTTTCGGAGCCTGTTTCTTATGGTAGGGTAATCTTTTCTGTTACTAGCTCAATTACCTTCGACTTGCTTCTGACTGTGTAACTAATCCCCTTCTAGTAGTCAATTGTTGTGCGCTATACGCTAGAAGTGTCTAACCAACCCATATAGCATGGCAATATTACAAAATAATAATTATTCTATGCAATCATTATTAATACGATGTATATTATTTTATGGAATTAAAAAAGATAAAAGGCGTAGAACACAGACTTTATGATAGTTATGATGAGTTTAAGGCCTTTCAGGGCGCATTAACGCCCAAAAATGACTGGCGTCAGGCAAATGAAGGTGATTGGGTATATACAGATGACCATTATGTCGTGCAAATTCTTAAGGTATACTACATTACAGTGCCGAACTCTAAAGAAAAACGCAAGTGTGTGCGCACTATATGTGGTAGTTTTGTCTGTAAGCAGAAAAATGCTAAGATATTAGGCGAAAATGGCGTTGCAGACAACATTTACACGTTTTCTGGCAATTATGAGTCTATAAATAAAATACGTTCTACTAAATTATCTTCTAAAAAGCTATTGTTTGCTAAATATGTAGCCGCAGGTATAGATATGGAAGAAGCATACAGGCGTGTGTACCCAAAAGCAAACGATACGCAGTATATCCGCAATGCGGCTAACAAATTATTACAACAAAAAAAGGTAATGCAAATGGTTAAAGAAGAAATATCCTTAATTTTAAAAGAAGAGGGTGTAACACCAGAGTATATTATACAAAAGTACAAAGATATAGCAGACGTTTCTGAAAGAGACCAAGACAGGCTTAGAAGTCTAGATGCACTAGCAAAGATGTCTGGTTTATTTGAAACAGAAAAGAAACGTGAAGAATTAACTGTATGGGCTGGTTTTAGCCCTGAACAACTGGAGGCTATTAAAGGTGGAGAAACCAAAGTACTTGCACATAAAGAAAAAGAGTGAGTTGTCTAATAAGATAGACCCTTGCCCTGTATGTGAAAAAAACCTGTATTATGACGAAAACGCTAGTAAAAGAATAGGCGTTATCGAAGAAGACGGTGAGATAAATTCATGGAAATGTCCTGCTTGTAAATCAGAGTTTGATTTGGAAGATAATATTTTGTATATTTATGGCAGCGAAACAGAAGGTGGACATGCATGAAAACTAAAGATGCAAGATTAAGAAGAGCTGGAGTTAGTGGTTATAACAAACCTAAGCGTACTCCTGGTCATCCTAAAAAATCCCATATTGTAGTGGCTAAAGAGGGTGATAAAGTAAAAACTATAAGATTTGGCCAGCAAGGCGTAAAAACCGCTGGTAAACCTAAAAAAGGCGAGTCGCAAAGACAAAAAAATAGAAGAAAGTCTTTTAAGGCTAGACATGGTAAAAATATTGCTAAAGGCAAAATGTCTGCAGCATATTGGGCTAATAAAGAAAAATGGTAAGGAGATTATATGCCTAGAAAAAAATCAGGACTATACGCTAACATACATGCAAAGCGTAAAAGAATTAAAGCAGGTAGTGGCGAAAAGATGCGTAAACCTGGAGCAAAAGGCGCTCCTACAGCTAAAGCATTTAAAAAAGCTGCAAAAACAGCTAGGAAAAGAAGATGATAGATAAAAAAATTTCTGTAGGGTCTATTCTTACAATAGCTTCAGTTATTATTGGAGCAGCAGTGTCTTATGGTATCAACTCTAATAAAGTTGAAAACATTAAAACTGAACAGGTAAAAACTGTTAAAAAAGTAGAAACTAATGAAAAAAGTATTGTTAACTTAAAAGTTAGCGTTGCAAAGATAGAAACACAACTAGATAATAGATTTGATAGATTAGAAGAAATATTAATGGACCTTGAATGATAGTATCTAAATTAATAATAAACGCTGTAGCTAAACATTTTAGTTTAGATAAAATTATGAAATATGTATTTGAAGATAATGAATTAGATAAAAAAACAAAAGAACTTGAAGGTAGAATTGAGTTATTAGAAGTATTACAGAAAATGCCTAGAAAATTTAAGTGTGATTGTAAAAATGAATAAAAATTTACAAGATATAAAAAATCCATTAATATTAGATTTGATTGATTCATTTTTTAATTCAACATATAATGAGGAGCTTATTAAAAATCCTTGGCTTGAAAATTATTTATATAACCCAGTAAATATTAATGGAGAGCCAGCAACAGTTTACTCTACATCATACAAAACTAAAGATGGAAAAGAAAGAGTTATTCCTACAATTCTTCCAAATTTTACAAAAAGTGAAGGATTTTTAAGTTTAATACCTGATGTAGAAGATGCTATAAATATAAATAAAGAATATGGTTACGGTATAGATTTTGATAATTTAAATACTGCTAATCTTTTTTCAATGTGGTTATCAAATAAACACAAAAACTTATTGGAAGGAAAATAATAGTGCCAAGATTTGGAAGTAGGTCAAGAAAAAATTTAGCAACATGTCATGAAGATTTACAGGATTTATTTAATGAAGTTATTAAACATGTAGATTGTTCTGTTATTGAAGGACATAGAAGTAAGGAAAGGCAAAACAAACTTTATGAAGAAGGTAAAACTAAAGTTAAATACCCAAATGGTCGTCATAACGCTAGTCCTAGTAGGGCTGCTGATGTTGTTCCCTATCCTATTGATTGGAATGATAGAGAGCGTTTCCACCTTTTTGCTGGCTTTGTCTTGGGCATTGCTCAATCTATGGAAATAAATATTCGTTGGGGAGGCGATTGGAATAAAAACTTTGAGGTAGATGATAATAATTTTGATGATTTTCCTCATTTTGAGCTTATAAAGGATTTTTAATATGAAACAAAAACAAGCAGGATATGATTACGAAGAGTTCAAGTCTCAACCTTATCGTGAGCGTAATTTATTAGAAGCTTTATATAACTATACTGCATACGGTGTGTCTCCTAGTGAGTTAAAAGGCGCACACTCAGATATAGATAAATTAATAGAAAATGCAGACCCTAAAGCTAAAATAGCTGAAGTTGCAACTATATCTATGAATAGAGACCTAGAAAGATTATTTAGAGTTTTGAACCCAGATAGCACAGTAAAAATGATTTCTGTTCTTGGAGACAGATTTCTTGATGATGAACAGTTTGGCAGCTTAGACGCTGGTCTTCGTGCTAGAGCTATTCGTTCTATGAATGAAAGGCCAGAATATAAAGGGATGGATAAGAATTTAGCTGCATTTTTATTAGCGGCAGCAAGAAACAACCCTTATCAACCTTAATGGCCAATTTAAATCTTAATGGTAATGTTAGTAAAAATGAGGAAGCTCTTCATTTAGCATACAATGATTTAATTACATTTGGCAAATTATTTAGCCCACAAGACTTTTTAGCATCAGCAACACCTGATTTTCATAGGCAAGTTGGTGAATTATTTTTAAACCCACAAAAACAGCAATTAGCACTTGTGTTACCTAGAGACCATGCAAAGTCTACTATGGCTGCTACTGCTATTATGCATAAGTTTTTGTTTGCAAGTAAAGATGAACCTCAATTTATAGCATGGGTAGGTGAAGCACAGGACCAGGCTGTAGATAACATTTCATGGATTCAAAATCATATTTATAGTAATCCAGCTATACATTACTACTTTGGAGACCTTGAAGGTGATAAATGGACCAAAACAGAGTTTACACTTAAAAATGGTTGTAGAATGATTGGTAAAGGTGCATCGCAAAGATTAAGGGGTAAAAAGCAAAACTCTACAAGATATACTGGAATTGTGTTAGATGACTTTGAATCAGAGCTAAATACTAAAACGCCTGACTCTAGACGTCAAATAAAAGAATGGGTAACAGCTGCGGTATATCCAGCTATTGATTTTGATAAAAAAGGATTTTTATGGTGTAATGGAACTATTGTACATTATGATAGTTTTTTAAATGGACTAGTGACTAAACATCAAGAATGTCAAAAAACAGGTGAAGAGTTTGCCTGGGAGGTGTTTACTAGAAAAGCTATAGAAGATGGTAGTCCTATATGGCCCTCTAGATGGCCTATTAAAAAACTAGAAGAACGTAAACAGTTTTATATAGATTCAGGCACACCTGCAAAGTTTTACCAAGAGTACATGAATCAGGCTAAATCGCCTGAAGACCAAATATTTAGCGAGGAAGATATAAATAATGCACAGTATAAAGGTTATGCTAGGTATGACCAAGAGTATGATTCTTGGTATATTAAAATGGATGACGGGAGACAAGAGTACGTTAATATATACATTGGTGTTGACCCTGCCTCAACAGTTGGTGTTAGGAACGACTATAGTGTTATTATGGTTATTGGCGTTACTGATAGCTATGATTACTATGTTATTGAATATTGGAGGGAACGAGTTTTACCGATGGACTGTGCAGACAAGATATTTGAAATTGCAAAACGATACCAGCCGATACGAAGAATAAACATAGAAACAATTGCATACCAAGAAATGTTAAGAGACTATGTTATGAAACGTAGTAAAGCAGAAGGAATGTTTTTACCAGGCATAGAAAAAGGTATTAAGAATTACAATCAAAAGAAAAAGGATAGATTATTTGAAGGGCTTCAGCCAATGTTTAAAGCAGGCGCTGTACATATTAAAAAAGAAATGCATGAATTTATAGGTGAGTTGCTTGATTTCCCAAAAGGAAGTCATGATGATACTATTGATGCGTTTTGGCTTGCGACACAGTTTGCTAAAGGTCAACCTAAACGTAAAAAGAAAAGTAAAAATAAATCTGGCGTTTGGACAAAACCACGTAAAGCATATAATTGGTTGACTGGAGCTAGGAAATAATACTATATTATATACTATGATACAAGAAGATTTAAGAGTAAAAGAAATAAATGAGTTGTTTGATAGATGGAGAGATGCCAGACAAGACTGGGATGTAGCCGCTAGAGAAGACATTGACTTTTATTTAGGTAATCATTTTTCACAATCAGAGCTTGATGAACTAGATTCACGCAATCAGTCATCTATGCCTATGGATAGGTTGTATGCTGCAATAGAACAGTTTAAAGCAATTGTTACATCTAAACAACCTAAGTTTAGTGCAGTAGGTAGAGAAGACTCTGATAATAAAATAGCAAACGTATGGAAGACTATATTAGAATATGTATGGGACAAATCAGATGGTAACGAAGTATTTAAGCAAGTTGTTCATGACTACGCTGTTACTGGTCTTGGTTATTTTTATGCATATCTAGATAGAGATGCTGATTTTGGTAGAGGTGAAGTTAAATTTACTTACGTAGACCCTTTTAGAGTTTATGTAGACCCTAACTCTAGACATAAATATTTTGATGATGCTTCAGGTATTATAGTGTCAACTATATTAACAAGACAGCAGTTAATAGATTTATATCCACAAATGAGTCAACCCATAAGTGAAGACTCAGAAAAATTATTAATAGATGAGATAGAAACATTTAACAAGGAGGAGGACTATCCTGATGCAACTAATAGAACGACTATGGAAAGCTTTACGCCAGATAATACAAAAGATAAAGACTATCATATTGAAAAGTATAGATTACTTGAACATTACAAAAAGGTAAGAGTACCTTATTATAGAGTTGTTGACGCTAGAACTGGCGATGAAAGAATAATGACTCAAGAACAGTTTGCTGCAATGGCAGAAGATAGAGACTTTGCTGCAGCTATAAAGTCTGGACTTATTGATTTTGTTGAAGTAACACAAACAAGAATTAAGTTAACATGTACTGTTGGTCAAATAGTATTGTATGAAATGATATGTGATACAGATATATATCCTGTTATACCAGTACCAAACATATGGACCAACACACCATACCCAATGAGTGATGTAAGAAAGAATAAAGCATTTCAAAGGTTCCTCAACAAGACGGTTTCCCTCATTACATCACACGCACAGGCTTCAGCAGGTTTGAAGCTTTTAGTTCCCCAAGGTAGTGTTAGTGATATTGAAGAACTAGAACGAGATTGGGCGAATCCTAATGCTACTATCGAATATGACCCATCTTTTGGGGAACCTCATTTTCCTTCACCACAACCATTATCAGGTAGTATTTTAACATTACCTAAAATGATTGAAGGCTATATTGATTTAAATATTGGTATATTTGAAATGATGCAAGGTAGTACAGATGCAGCACCTAGAACATACTCAGCTACTATGATGATGGAGAATGTTGGACAAAGACGTTCAAAGTCTAAGTTAAGAGATATTGAAGGGTCAATGAAAAGATTAGGTCAAGTTATATATAATATGGCTAGACAACACTATAGATTTAAAAAGACGTTTAGAATAGTACAACCTAACAATGATATAAGCGAGTTCACAGTAAATGCTCGTTTATACGATGATAAAACTAATGAGTTAATGTCAATTGAAAATGATATTACAGTAGGTCAATTTGATGTGCGCATACTTGGAGGTTCTACATTACCATCTAATAAGTATGGTGAGTTCCAATTATACATGGAAGCTTATCAAGCAGGATTGATAGATAGAGTAGAAGCACTTAAAAAGACTGAAATCTTTGACAAAGAAGGAGTATTGCAAAGAACTGACGAAGTTAGTAAATTACAGGGTATGCTTGCACAGGCGCAAGAACAACTTAAAAAGCTTTCAGGCGACTTACAAACTGCAGATAGAGAAAGTGTTGCAGCTAGAAAACGTACTGAAGTTGAGAAATTTAAAAGCCAACTGGCCGAGCAGAAGTATGAATCTCGTGCCGCTAACAAATTGGCAACAGGTAGGTTAAAAGACGCAGTGAAACTTGAATCCGAGAGATTACGTGTAAATGGTAGTCAAACTCAAAAAGGTGACGAGACATTGCAGGAAGGATAACAAATGAGTGACGCATATGAAAACGGACATCTAGAAGGTGAAACCGTTGATAATGTAGGGCAAGACGAAAGTGTTAATACGCAGGAGACTTCTGGAAACTGGGAAGAACAAGCAAAGTACTTCCAAAGTGAAAAGGATAAACTCGCAGCGGAAAACTCTAAACTAAAGCAATATGAAAAAATAGGGCAATTATTGGAATCTCGTCCAGATATAACCCAGACCATAACTGGTATGGTACAAGGACAAGGTCAACCAGCACAACCTGAACGTATTGAATTAGCTAAAGATGAATTTGACCCATGGGAAGCCTATAATGACCCACAGTCTAAATCGTACAAGTTCAGACAACAAGAACTACAGGACTCTATAAATGGAGCTGTTAACCAACAAATGCAAGGATTACAAAGAAATCAAGGCGAAATGCAGTTAAAGACCGAACTACAACAAAGAGGCTTAAGCCCAGAAGAAGTAGACTCTTTTATGAATTTTGCAGCACAAAATCCTGCTGAGTATGGTGTTGATGGCGCTATTAAAATGTGGAGAGCTGTAGCTAACTCTGAACAAGGCCAGCAAATAGAAAGACCACTTGATAGTGTACGTCAAACACAAGGAACACCTGCTCAAGGCGGTGTATTACAAGGACAAGCTCCTCAAACTCCTAAGTCTGACGAAGATGCTATGTGGGATGGTATTTTAAAAGCTGGTAGTCGTACTAATGTATTGTAAATTATAATATAACTTAGGAGAAAAAAAATGGCTAATTATGAAACAGGCCAAGTAAAATTTGGTACTCCTGGCGGCAATACAGTAGACAGTGCAAATTTAAGCACAAGAAGACTGTATGACTTTAGTGATAGAATTGCTGAGTTAGCCCCAGAAGAGTCACCATTTTTTGTATACTTGTCAAATGTAGGTAAAGTACCTACAGCAGACTCGCAATTTAGATTTTTAGAAGATAGAACTAAAATTGCAATGACTGATAGAAGCTTTACTACATCAAGTAATCTTGGTGCTATAGCAGAAGATACTACAGACACAATGACTATATCTTCATCACCATGGATAATTAAAGGCATGGTACTTATGGTTTCATCTACTATATCTGGTATGGGTGAAGGAACAAATGCAGCAACATGTGTTGTTACAGGCGTAAATTCAGCAACAGAAATAGAAGTTAGATGGTTACGTGAAAACTCAACATCTGCAGTTACTATTGATGGTTCTGGCACAGCAGTTAAATGCCAAGTAATTGGAACAGCATTTGCAGAAGGTTCTGGAGCGCCAGATGTGTTTTCACAAAAGTTAGACAATGATTATGGTTTTACTCAAATATTTAAAACTGCATGTGAAATGTCTAATACAGCTAGAGCTACTGTGTACAGAGGATATGCTGATGAATGGCAAAGAATATGGAATCTTAAATTAAGAGAACATAAAATTGACATTGAAAGAGCAATGTTATTTGGACAAAGAGCTTCTGTTGGTGGCGTTCAATACAGTGAAGGTATTGTAGGTCATATTATTGCTGAAGGTGCAGCTCCTGCGGTAGACAATACTCAACTTTCTTATACAGAAGGTGCAGCTTATCATAAATCTATAGCTTCAGGCAATATGACATATGATAACTTTCTTTCTGATTTAGAAGTTGTTTTTGACCCTGCAAGAGGCGGAAGCGCATCTAAATTAGCATTATGTTCATTACCTGTTATATCTCTATTTAATAAAATAGGTGGTAGTTCTTTTATAGATGATTCTTTTGGTGGTACAGAAGATAATCCTGGAAGATACATGTTTGAGCGTTCTAATGGAACTTTTGGTCATAAAATAATGAAGATTGAAACAATTCATGGTGATTTATCACTTGTGAAAGAACCTTTATTTAGAGGTTTAGCTTCAACATTTATGGCTTTAGTTGATTTAGACCACGTATCTTACAGACCATTAGTTGGTAATGGTATTAATCGTGATACATCAATTACAACAAATGTGCAACAAGCAGATGAAGATTTAAGAAAAGATATGATTCTTACAGAAGCAGGTCTTGAAATAACTCTTCCTGAAACACATGCGTTGTTTAACATAGAAGGAGCTTAGTTATATGAGAAGTGACGTATTAAACTCAAATAGCAATAGCTATGGTCAAGTACCTAGTTATTTAAAAACTACAGCTAAAACTGCTGACTTTACAGCAGCTTCTGGACATGTGTATGTTGTAACTAAACTAGATGGATGTGCTGTTACATTACCAGTTCCAAAAGTTGGAGATGTAATTAAAGTAATTTTTGATGGCGCAACAAGTAATAGTCATACAATTACATCAGATGCATCAACTACTTTGTTTGAAGGTTGGGCATCAATGTCAGATACAGCTGACCAAACTGCAGCAGCTATGGAAAACTTTGTTGCTGACGAAACAAATGACCGAATTATTACATTAAATCGGACAACTACTGGTTTGTCAGGCAAAGTAACATTAGTTGGTGTTGCTAATAACAGGTGGTATGTAGAAGCAGAACTTCAATCAAATGGAGATGCTGCTACACCATTTAGTTAAACCAAAACAATAAGGTTTAATAGTTTTGTAGAACTATGGGGCATGTCATATAAAAGGCTTGCCCCGAATCTACTAAGAATTTTTTATAACAAGTACGTTCATGCTCATGCCAGAGCTTAAAGTACACTCAAAAGGAGAATAAAATGGCAAACTCAAGTTTACATAAACTTACAGTCGTAGAAGCACAAAATGCTGCTTTAGGTCAGGCTGGAGCTAAATTCATATCAGACCAGGCGGTTCACTCAGGAAACTTTGTAGCAATACAATGCATAGAAGATACTGTATTTAATGCGCTAACGCCTGCAGATACTACAAATGGTTATGGTGTAGGTTCATATAATGGTAACACAATGGCTTCAGAAACTATACCAGCAGGAATGACTATTTATGGTCGTTGGACTAGTATAGATTTAACTTCTGGTGCAGTAATAGCTTATATAGGTTAACATGCCTTTAGGATTAGGTAGTAACTTATCAAGAGCAATTTCTAAACCTATAACACCTGGTATAGTAACAGATAACCTCGTACTAAAGCATAAGTATGATGCAGGCAGTGTAGTACCTATAAGTGATGGTTCTGTATATACTAATGGTGTTAGTGATAATATTAATTTTGGACCTTTAGATATGCCTTCTGGCGCATTTACTATTGGAGGATGGTTTTGGTTTGCTTCAGGACAATTAGAAGAAAGACCCACTTTAATAGGAAGAGCTACATGGGCAGGAACAACAAAAGGATTTATACTTAGATTTAATACTGATTCTTCTGCTAGCGACACAACCGCTTTGCATGTAACTATGGGAGATGCAACTTCTAGCGGAAATAATCAAACTGATGTATATAGTACTACTATTGTAAGGGACCAGTGGAACCATATAATGTTAACAGTAGATGGTGAAGCTTCTGGTTCTAAAACTTTAAAATGTTATTTAAATGGAGCTTTAGACTCTACGCACACTTCAGTGCATTATGTTCCAGACGATACTTCAACAACTGATTTTTTAATTCATAAAGCAGATAATATGAATGCTGCAGATTCAGAAGTAAAAGGTTATGTGTGCAATTGTGCTTTATGGCAAACAGATTTAACACAAGCACAAATTAAATCTATAATGAACAAGAAGTATGCTGAATTAACAGACAGCGAAAAAACAAACTTAGTATCATGGTGGAATTTAGATACAGCTTATGATTCAATAGTATTTGATAATCATCATAATGGCGGTGAAACACTGGGGTCTGAACTATTAACTAGTTGGACTAATAACGATTTTACTTCGTTTTCTTCGAATGGAACTGATATAACATCAGCTGTAAGTGATGGTAGTGGAAACCACGAAATATACAGTAATCAAATAGATATAACTGCTGGAGACACGTTTAAAGTAACTTTTACTATTGGTGGTAATGCTGGTTCTGGTTTAGATTTTAGATTAAGTCCACATTCTCATTTAGGTAGCGCTGATTATGATACTTCAGCTTTATCTGCTGGAACTTATGAATATTATATTAAATCTGGAATTACCGATAGTACATCGTTTTTTGGATTTCGTTCAGCTAATCAAACTTGTGATTTTTCTATATCAAATTTTTCAGTAAAAAAAATAAACGGTAATACGGGGAAACTTACATAATGGCAGCTACAGTACAAACAATAGTAAAACCAACACGAGCTAGAGGATTAGATACTTCTGGTAACAAAAATCATGCACAATTATATTCAGGTAGAGCATTAGAGTTTGATGGTGTTACTGATTATTTAACCACTGGTTATGATTGGGCTGATGACTCTATAACAGTTTGTGTTTGGGCTAAACATTTTGAAGATAGCGGCTCAAAAACAATTTTTGATACAAGACAAGCTAATGATTCAGGAATGGCGTTACGATTTTCTACTACTGAAAAATTAGACTTTTTTATAGATACTAGCGACATAAATTATAATGACTATACTTTTACTAATAGATGGGTTAGGATATGCGCTGTATATGACAAATTAAATCAAAAACAAACCTTGTATATAAATGGTGTAAAAGTAGCAGAAAAGACTAGCGTAGATATGAGTGCAATCCCTGATTCGGCAACAACTAATGGTTGCACAATCGGAGCAAGGTCTATAACTGCTCATCAAAATTATTATAATGGATATTTGTCTGATTTACAAGCATGGAATGTACCTTTTTCTGCAGATGACGCATTATACGATTATCTTAATCCAGAACAATTAGCATTAAATAGAGGTGGTACATCACTAACTAACTCTAATCTTAAACTATGGTACCCAATGAATGAAGGGCATAGAGGTAATCAGTCTTATGTACTTGATGCTTCTAATACAGGTGTTGGTGATGATATTGTAAACTGGAGTTCAACTTTTAATGCTAGTGGAACATCAACTGATGATTTTGGTAGTTGGACTACTAATGCAAATGACTCTACTACATTTTGTACATTTGACCATGATAATAAAACTATAAGACTTAGAAGCACTGACGGAACTCATTTACAAGCAAAATATAGTCCAAATATTATGCGAGAAGGTATAATGTATAAATTTGAATATACTGTAAGCAAATTAACATCAGGAAGTGTAAGAGTAAGGCCACAAGGTAATACAGACTACACAAATCATACAGAAGTTGGAACATATAGTTATATTACTACTCCTGCAAGCTCAAGTGATTTAGTCTTTCGAATAGAAAGAGGTTTAACTAGTGGAGCAAATGATTTTACTGTTAGTGATGTTAAGGTATACCCAATAAACAATAAATATAACGCAACAACTGTATTTTATGGTGATGAACTAAATACAACTACAAATAATAGAACTTTTGCAGGTAGTGGTGATTGGGCAGCTTATAATGGTACAACAGTAGATGTAAATAGCACAGTTGCTGGTAAGATGCATATTACATTTGAGGGAGATGGTACATCACAAGGTGCGCAACTTACTATAGGAAATATGGGTGGCACAATAGTTGCTGGAAGAAAATATAGAATAGAAGCAGATTTAGATTATATTTCAGGAGCAGATACAGATATAAAAATTAAGTTTTGTATTGGAGGAACTAATGATGCTACTTGTGTAGTAAGCGCTACTGACGGAAGTCCTAGTGATGGTGGAATTACTACAACAGAAGAAACGTATTATTCTGAAGTTGTTGCTGCAAATAGTACAGGAGCGTTATTAATTTTAGCTAAATCTGCTGAAAATGATAATGCTTCAGACCCTGCTTTAATTACTGTTGATAATGTATCAGTTAAAGAAATAGGTATAGCATCAGGATGGACAGATGCAGACCAACAACTTGATATACCTCAAACAGCTTTGCAATCTTATAATCAATTGACTTTTTTTGATGGAAAGGATAATTATTACCAAACTTCTTCTGATATAACTCCTGGAGACCATACTTCGGTTTCATTTTGGGTTTTTATAAATCAAGGTGGAGCAGACGACTCTTATGGCTTACTTAGAGCAGGAACTTATGGAGACCAAAATTTTAGAATATTAGGTCAAACAGATAAAATAGATATTGTAACTTACAATGAAGATGAATCTACTGTAACTGAAACTCATAGTTTTGCTACAACTGTTGAGTTAGGACAGTGGCATCATATAGCAGCTTATATACCAAGGCAGTCTGGAAATTCTGCTATTTTATATTTTAATGGACAAAAATTAACAACTGATGCAATGGCTAGAGATATGAAAGTTGAAGCTCATAATTGGAGATTAGGTTTGGGTTATGGTATTACATATCAATATCTTCAAGGAGCTATGACAGAATTTAGTTATTTTAATGTAAAATTAACTGATGATGAGTTTTTAGAATTATACAATAACGGAAAAGTTCTTAATGCTTTAGACCATTCTCAAGCAGGCAATTTAGTGCATTATTGGAGAAACGAAGGTCTTGGTAATTGGAATGATTTAAAAGGCAGTAATAATTTAACTGCTGCTGGTTCTCCAACAGAAACAATGCTTATTACAGCAGGTGTAGACAGTTCAAGAGATTCACAAGGGTTTTTTATGAATAGGCCAAGAACTACTAATAGTTTGAATAACAATACTATAATAGATGGAGATATTGATAGAGGTGCTTATAGTAAAGTAGAAACTCATCCACTTTATACAGGAAGTGTTGTAACAAATTATAGTATATCTTTTTGGATGAAAATAGGTATAAAACCAAGTGATTTTTTATCTTCTGGTAATAGTTTTTCTTTATTTGATACTACAATATCTAATTCTATTAGAGCCTTTAGAGCAAGTTTAAATCATAATAATATATTATATATGTATACATACTATGGCACTTCTGCAGGTAATGAATCAGTTTATTGTGATTACGATTTAGACAGTTTAGGTGGTTCTATAGTAAACCCTCCAACCGCAAGTAATAATGGAATTGGAGAAGCATTTGACCCAAATAAATGGTATCACGTTACCTGGACATTTGACCATGATAGAACTACAGGAAGTGGTAATGCAGACAATACAAATGCTGAAGACCATAATTTTACACCCTATTTTGTTTATATTAATGGAATACAGGTTGCTGCAGAAGGAAGAGAAGGGGCTAATTCAGCAATGACTACAGCTCGCTCTATGTTAAATTCAAATGTTCCTATGATAATAGGTTCCGATATGGCAACTGGTGGAAATCCTTCAGAAACAAGTTATCAAGATTTTCCAGGTGAAATAGATGATGTATGTTTTTATTCAGATACATTGACAGATGAAGAAGTATTAAGAAATTATAACGCAGGTAAAAGGAGTCACAAATAATGGCACATTATGAAATGTATTTTTGTATACCTAGCAGTGCATTTAATAGTGCTGTAGGTGACAAAATAAAAGGGTTATACCCTATAGTAGAATCAGTAAATGAAGAAACTGAAGAAATAACTTATATGTCAGCACCTACATGGAATGATATTATAATGGCAGGTAAAGTAGGGCCACCTAGATATTCACATGATAAATCTTATGTTATTATAAAAGGTGAATGGTCTATGAAAGATGGTGTACTTACAGAGCTTATAGAGCTAGGTTATGGGTTAGACTATCCTAACTTTACAGTTTTAACTAAAACAGAAGCACAAGCATTAGTAGTAAGTAGTACATTTACAGGAGAGTAGTATGTATAAAATAATTGGGAGAACTAAAATATAATGGCTATATTTATATACTGTGAAGACTGCGATAAAACGGTAGAACCAGGCAGTTGTAAGCATAAAAAAAATTTTAAAACAAGCTCTGAAAAAATGAGTAATTATATAAATATGAGAAAAACTTGGAGTGGGCAAACTAAAGTAGAGTTTAGCACAACAACTATGGACCAAGATATAGCAGATAGGAATAATAGATAGTGGCAACATTTAATGCACAATTACAAGACTTAGTAGGAGAAGCAATATCAACAGATACTGATGCTATGGACCAATTTTTAAGAGATGGTCTTAAACAGCTGTATAATGTTTTGCCTCCTGATAAACTATTAGAGTGTGTTACACATACAGAGCTTAGTAATTCACCTTCTACACTTGCATTAAATACAAACACTATTGGCCCTATAATGGCTGTAACAAGAAAAGATTCAAAAGGGTTTAATCAAATATGTAGACAAGTATCTCCTATGTTAGCATCTAGAGTTACAGATACAAATGATTTAATGCATGCAAAAGAAACAGACCCAGTATATTTTATTAAAAACTCTGTACTTAATGTGTTTCCAGACCCTACTGCTGGGCAAACTGCAGAAGTATTATATTTACCACTTACGCAGATAGCAAATGGTGATGAGGCTATAGTTAATTTATCTAATGATATGGAATATGCTGTAGTTTTATACGCTGCAATTAAAATGGCTGAATATTTACTTGCTTCAGAAGAAGACACAGAGCTTTATGTTCCTATGATTACAGCATTAAAACAAGACTATGCACAAGCAATTCAAACTATGGGTGCAAATCAACCTCAAAGACAAGTAGCTGCAGGAGGTGAACGTGAAGGTTAAAGAATTAATACAACAAATAGAATATACAATGGGAAGGCAACCCGAACAGTATATGATTCAACTTATAAATGACGCATTAATGGATATGTCAGGCAAAGTACAACATTATACTACAGAAAAAATACAAAATTTAAATTCAAAACAAAGATGGTATAAATTAGATGACTCTGTTATAGATATAACAAGAGTTGAAATTTTAGATAACAATGATAGATATGTGAAGGTGCCTATGTTGGCAGACTCGCATAAATTATTAAAGGATGATACAGACGAAACGTCTGATTCATTAAAATAGGAGTAAAAAATGGCAAGTACAGTAACAGCCTCAACAATGACAGTTACAATATCTGAGTCAATAACATTAAATGGTAAAAACCAAGGTGGCACACAAACTTTATCAATCCCTTCAGTTAATGAAGTTTTAAATCATATTGTTTCATGCACAACTGACAAAAATGAAGTTTTAGGTTTTATAGCTTCTGGAACAGCTAAAGGTAGTTTTTTAGAAGCAAATGTTAGATATATGCGCTTCACTAATCTTGATGATGCAAATCATGTTGTTTTATTTTTTACAAATGAAAGCGATGATGAAGTTGCAATTAAATTAGATTATGGACAATCTTTTATATGGAATGGAGATTTATCAGGTGGAGTTGTTGATACTATGGATGCAAATAGTGCAGGAGCTGCATCATCAGGGCAATTAGCTGACATAACAAAAGTTTCAATCCAGGCAGACACTGCTACAGTTGATGTTCAAATTTTTGTTGCATCAGCATAGGAGCATAAATGGCTACAGATAAAAGAAGTTATCCAAATAGTTATTTTGCATGGTATAATGACGATGAAAGATTAGCTTTAGTATGTAAAGTTATATCTAATGATGTTAGCGACACAACTGAAACTACAATAGATAAGTATGATACGTATTCTGGTAGTAGTGTTACAGGCGGTCTACGTATACATACTCATTCTAAATATGGCAAAGTAGAAGAATTAACAGATGATTTAAAAGCTAACTCTGGATTAGATACCTCATTACATTCTTCAATAATAGATTATGTAAAGTCTAGACTATTAGAAGATATGGGTGATTTACAAAGAGCTGGATATTATAGAAACAAATATGAGAGAACTATTAAAAGATACCCTCATAGAAAAAGTGGAGTAAGAGCTTTATCAGTTCCTAGAATGTAAGATGGATATACTAAATGTTATAGAACAGTTTGGAGTGCCAGTTGCAATGACAATGGCATTTGGTTTTTTTATATGGAAACAAAATAACTGGATTCAAGATGATTTAAAAAAAGATTTAGACGAAGCTAATGATAGGTTTGAAGGTATTGTTATAAAGCTTATAGATTCGCAAAAACAGATGCAATTAGAGCAAAAAGATATTAAAGCAAGCTATAGAGCAATTGTAGAAATACTTGCTGCATTAAGCGGTAATGGGCTTAAAGAAAAATTTTTAAGAAACAGAAATTACGAACAACACTAGGAGATATTATGCCATACGGTGAAGGTACATATGGGTCTAAAGTAGGAAGACCTAAAAAGAAAAAAAGAACTACAGTTCAAAAAGGTAAAATGCCTAAAGTTAAAACTGACTTAAAAGGAACAGCTGTAGATAAAGTTATAAGTCCTACTGCAAAAGGTCTTAAAAAAAGTGGCAAAGCGATTAAAGAAATTGCAAAAAACATTGGTAAAAAAGCTAATAAAGCCATGAAAGAAAATCAAAAAGTAGTTGGAGCTGCTGCGCTAGGTGGCATTATGGGAAGTGCTATGGCAACTAGAGATGCAAGAAAGCGTTCAAAAAATAAAAGAGGACCAAAATAAATAATTAATTAAATAACAAAGGAGTTATTAATGTCAGGATTTGGTAAAATAGTTGCTGGATATATATTCAATGACGAAATGAAAGAAAAAATGATTAACAAAATGAATGAGAATGTAGACATTCCATTTATATCAGAAAAAACAGAAGCTAAAATATTAGACGCTATCTGGGATTCTGTTGAAGAAGTAGTTAAGGAAGCTTTAATAGAAGACTAGATGCCTAAACAAGTATACCATATAAAATCTTTTGATGGTGGTATTAATAAAAAGGCTGACCCAAGAGACATAGAAAATGACGAGTTAGTAGAAGTTACTAACGCTAGCGTTTCTAATGTAGGTAGAATAACTATGTCAGGTGACGGTAAATCTGCTTTTGCAACCGTAAACGCAAAAAATGTTTTAGTTAGCCCTACTAGCTCAATAGAAGACCAAAATCATCATAACAATGAAACGCCCATAGCATCAGGACATGGGCTATTTTCATTTATGCATGACTATAGTTTTGATAATACTAATGATGACACAGAGCCTCAAGAAATAACTACAGAGTTTATTTGTATTAATGATGGGGCAGATATAGATGTATGGACGGATATAGATGATGGTCAATATGGACATTGGAAAAACAATTTAATATCTATGGGTTCTGTACATAATACTGGAACAGATGGTACAAGTGAAAACTTATTAGATGTAAAAGTTGTAAAACCTGTTTATTATAAAGCAGATAATGGATTAAGAGTTTGCGATGGTAATTTTGGCGAAGAATTAACTGCTCAAACTACAAATGAAATAGTAGATGAAGAAAATGAAGTAAGTATAAATGTTACAGGTACAGGTACAAATTTTATTGTAGGCGAGTATATTAGAATTAATTCAGAAGTAATGAAAGTAAATACTACAGGCGCTTCATCAATATCTGTTATTAGAGCTAGGTTTTCAACTAAAACTGAAAAACATGCTAATGGTGACAATATTTACAGAATAAACGTACCTAAAATATTTACTCACATTAAACGTCCTATGCTTAAAAAAGCTGGGGCCAATACAAGCATCAATAGGTGGGTGCAAGATATACAAGTTCCAGAAGCTCCTGAGTATGATGCGCTAACTGTATTTAAATCAAACATTATAGGATATGATGGAAGTAAAATATTAAATGGAAGTTTATATCCAGCCAAACCTGAAAGAGTTAATCTTGGTGTATCATTAAATACCGTAGAAACTAATTCAACTTTAAGATTTCATGTTGGAGATACTGTATCTTCAGATACAACTAGCACCCAAACGGTTGTTACAATTACTTTAGCTAGTGAGGCAGATAATACAACTGAAGTAGATGTTACAAATGCAACTTATAATTTTGCTATTGGTAAGTTTATATCAATAGATGGAGCAACTGGAGAAGGTGCCGCACTAAATGGTGTGCATGAAATTGTAGGATTTGGTGACGGTACAGGAGAAGTTAAAATTGCTGCAGACTTAGACACTGTTGGGTATACACAGACTGGTGATGAAGTTGTGATATTAGAAGATGAACTTATAGATGATAATTTAAAAAATAGATATATATTTGGAATGTCGTTTTTATATGATGGTGGTGGCTCTACACTGCAAGAGTCAAGAGTTACTACAGGACTTACTAGTAACGCTCCTAATTTAATAGGCTTAGATAGCACATTTCCTGGAGTTGCTACCAGTGGTGCTAGATGGCGTACTATAGCTGGAAGTGGCGATAATATGACTGGAAGCCCTTCTGATTTAGCTAAGGGAAGCACTACAAATAGTTTTGAATTTAAAAATCCTGGAACAGTTATTTCTAATTCTAATAGAGATTGGATATTTTATGAAGCTGATACAGATGTTGTAGACACTAGCACTGAATATTATATATCAGGCTCACTTACTTATACTAATAAAGGAGAAACAACTGAGGATATAAAGATTTACGTTGGAATAGGTCCTACTGAGCTTTCAGCCGCAGGAACACCTTTAACAGTTTCTGCACCATCTTCTAGTTTTTCAGGATTAATTGAGTTTTCTGGAACAGCTACATCACACTCAAGTGTAGACGCTACAGTTCCAGTAGCTATACAAGTTAGAAATGCTGCAGGTGGCGGTGGTGAACTAGTTACTTTACACTCTATAAGTGTAACTAAAAAGAATTTAGAAATAATGTCAGCAGATAATTCATTTGATTTTAGACAGGTAAAAGATGTGGCAAAATCATATTTAATGTTTTTGTGTAACAATTCTAAGTCTGGTAATTTTAATGATATTACTCCAAATAATTCATGGAATGAACGTATAGAAGGTTTTAGAATATATATGAAGCAAGTAGACATTATTGGAGGCGGGCTTGCTGATGAGTGGACAATGTTATATGATGTAGACCTAAAAGAGGGTACATACATTATGCACGCAAAAGATAGTGACTTAGAAGAATTAAGACTTGGAGATATTAATACACACGCTTGGAACGCAACCAACACTACTATTGACCAAAGAGCGCTTGTAACAACTAATGTTAAAGGCGATTCTATTAAAACACCTCCACTTATTACATATGAATCAGAAAACGGGTATAAATTTGACACAAATTTAGCAGCAAGATATAAATGTGCAACTGTTGTCGATAGAAAAGTGTATATAGGTAATTTAAAAATTGGTGACAAAACATTTCCAGACAGAATGTTACGTTCAGATACAGACAAGTTTGACACATTCCCAGATGATGGCACACACTTTATTGATGTAGCTACATCTGACGGTGAAAGTATTATAGCACTAGAATCTGTAGGGGACAAATTAATACAGTATAAAGAAAAAACTGCATACGTTATTAAGGTAACATCTGAAGGTGAAGAGCTTGTAGCTACATTTTCTGGAGCGGGTGTAAAAAACTCATGTCAAATAGCAAAGTCTAGTGACGGTATATATTGGGTAAATTCTAATGGTATATATTATTATGACGGTGAAAAATTAAGTAATGTAAGTAAAGATAAATTTAACATTAACAACTGGATTACAAGCGAAGATTTTAAAAAGCCTGTAATTGTAGGTTATGATAAACATTCTAATAAAATTATTATACTAACTACAAATGCATCAGGAGCTGAATCTAGTGGATATATATACGACATAAACAATGGAGCTATAACACAACATGACAATTTGTTTAATTGGTATGCTTTATCTAACCCATCTGATGTAATAATTGGTAATACAGAAAGCGAGTTATAATGGCAAGTAATGAAGAATCAAATAAACCATTTAATTCACTGAGGTTAAATACTCCTGTATTAGACCCAAGTTCTAGACCAACTACTGGTCCCGCAGCAGCATCAACTATACCAGGAGAGCCACTTGTATTGCAACAAGGAGGAAGTGACGCTAATATTCCTGAAACATCTAATAATATATTCAGAAGTAATATGATTATGTCTAACAATGGTGGTTTAATTATGTACACTGAAACAGACCAGGCTTTAAATTTAGGTAGCGTATCTGTATGGGATGATTCACCAAGAGATTTGTGGAACCACACAAAAGCTGCAGAAAAATTTAAAGTTAGAACAAAAGATTTTGATTTAACAAGAACTGTTACTGGTCAAAGTACTTACTCTGGCCCTAGTAGAAGAAAAAAGATTTATAAAATATATGTAACATTTAAGTGTCAAAGTTATGTGTCAGGAATTAAAGTAAACTACGCAATTAATGGTTCTAATAGCTTTACAGGAACATTTCAAGATACTACATATTACAGTAATGCTAAAGGTTTTGATGCTTATAACGCTGGAACAAGTAGTAGTCAGTGGATAACAGTAGGACTAAAGCCAACAGCTAGCATTAATAATGTGTACTCAATAGCATTACAGTTTAGTTATGCAGATGCAGGGCAAGTTCAAAAAATAGCTGCGCAACCATCTTCTACACAAATTACATTAACAGGCAGCTCAAGTACAGATGATTACTATAATGGTATGCCTGTATTTTTTTATAGTGGCCCTGGCCAAGGGCAAATAAGAAGAGTTATTGATTATGTTGGCAGCTCTAAAGTTGCTACATTAAATTCAGCATTATCTACAAATGTAACTACATCAACTGCATATGATTTAGGGTATATACATTCATCATTCCAAATAAACGATATAAGCATAGTATACAGAGAAAAAAGTATTAAATAATGGCTATAAGACAATCAAGAGGGATAACTTTAGGCAAAGGTACTCCACAGCGTCTTGAAGGCCAAAATGGGGATATAACAATACGCTCATCTAGAAAAGGGCTAAAGTTATATGTAAAAGAATCTAATAAATGGCACAGTGTAGACCTTGATATAGACCTAAGACAAATAGCATCTACTGTTAGAAGGTTAGAAGATGAGGTTAAAAGGCTGTCTACTAAAACAAATAACACTCCTGTTGTAGATAAATTATTATTAAGACAACCAGGTGGAACGTCATCAGTTGGTATACAAAATAAATCAGGTAACATAGCATTTAGAAATTCTACTGACACTGGTGAAGCCAAAATACAATCTGTACCTTTTGATATAGGAACTAACAATTCTTCTGGTAAAAGTTGGGGGCAATTCTATTACGACTCTTCTTCTAAAAAACATTTTATAGAATCTAGAGGTTTAATTAATTATGCAAATTTAAATAATCCAGACTCAACAGCCAACTCTCAAATTACATTAGTGAGCGATGAGGGAGATTCATCTTTAAATTTTATGGAAAGAGCAAATCTTAAATACATTTTAGGTTATGACCATTTAAAAGCAGATGGGTCTACTTCAGATGCAAGATTTAAAATACACACTGGAGCTGCATTTGCTGATGATTCTGTATTTAATTTAGATGCTAATGGAACTTATATTATGGGTAATGTAGGTATAGGCACTACAAGTCCTACTACTACACTTGACGTAGAAGGTACTGTATCATATAAACATACTGCATTTAGTACAGCAGGGCCTACAGATGGTATTGATGTATCAGATACTACAGTATTAGAAGTAGATACTTCAAGTAATAATGTTGTAATAGGAGGGTTTAGTGGTGGCGTACAAGGGCAAATATTACATATAGTAAAAACAGATACTGCTAATCTTATACAATTAGAGCATAATGAAACACCAGCAGCAGGTTCTCATCAAAAAATTTATTTAACGTCAGGTGCTGATGAAAGAGTTGTAGGATATGGTGGCTATACATTATATTGTAACGGTGCTTCTTGGTTTTCATTAAGCAACCCAACAGGAGCTGCTGATGCTGGATAATAAAAGACTAGGATTATTAAAAAATATTTATTATGAATATTTAATATATTTTTATAAATTACACACAGAACTGTAAGGAGAATAATGGCACAACAATTTGCATTAGAAAATTTAGCATCAAAAATAAACTTGTCTGAAAAAAGAGCAAGACAAGACTATTTAAATAAGGAAGCTAATCAAGCTACTAAACTTCTTGAAAAACAGTTAGATGATATGCAGAAAAAAGCCCAAGAAGATACAGGTTTATTTGCTAGATTTGGTAAAAATGCAGGAATAGCAAAAACACTGACAACTATAGCTTTAAATGCTATACCTGGCTTTGGACAAGCTGCAGCGTTTGCTTTAAACGCAGCTGATTTAGCTAAGTCTCAATCAGACATGAAAAAAAATATTAAAGAAGTTTCTCAAGCTAAAGGAGTACCTGCTAGGTTTGCTGGTACATTTTTAGAAGATTATCTTAGAGGTGGACTTATGGGCGCTCAATCACAATTAAAGTCAGGATTGCAGGGAGGTATGCAAACAAATTTATTAACTGGTCTTGCATCTTTAGTTCCATCAGCATTAGGAGCAGCAGGACAAGCAGGAGACCTTTTAAATATTACGCAAAAAGTTGTAGACCCTGCTAATGTAGCTAAAAACATTATGGCAGGAACAGGTGGAAAGTCAAATATATTAAATGTTGTAAAATCTGCAGGTACTAAAGTTATTGAACCAACTAATTTTAGTAACATTTTAAATAGATTAAAAGAGGCTTCTGTACCAGGCGGTATGGGAGCAGTTGCATTTAAAGACTTATTAAAACCTGTTGCAGATACTGGTATAGAAAACCCTGCATTAAAAGCGCTTGCTAGTTCTGCTTTAACACCAGCAAATTATGCGCCATTATTACAAGATTTATATATGAATTATTTAACTAAACCAGCTGGAGAGCCTGTAATGACAAGGGCATCTGCTCCAAAAGTATATTAAGGACTTATATGAGTGTATTAGATTATTTACTACCAAAATCATTTATGTCAGATGTGCAAACTACATTTGGACCTAAAAGATTTGACACATTAAGTGACCAAGACTTTACTCCAGGTAGGTCAGACCAGGATGTTTACAATAAGTATGTAAATATGATGGACCAAGGTTATTTTATAGACCCAAAAGTTTACGATGTTTTAACAAGTAGTTCAAACGAAAGAGCAGCTTTTTTTGAAAGTTTAGGAATTTCAGATGATATTGGTGATTGGTATGAAGGAATTACTGACCCAGAAAGTGAGTACTACGCTTTTACAGCTCCAGAAGATGTAAAGCAAATTCAAAATATATTTGGAGGACAATCATTAGCAGAAGGTTTTCAACAGGCTGGTGTTTCAGGGTTTGACCCAAGCATGGCTTCACCAATGAAATTATCTTCACTTAGAAATATAGACCCTGGAAGTTATACTAAAGAAACTTCTATGAAAAGAGGTACACTTGCAGACAAATTAGCATCAAGAAGAGCGGCTGCATCTCAAGTAGGTGGTGGATTTGCTGGTTATGGTAGAAGAAATTTAGCAGAAGATTTAGCAGAGCAACAATTTATTGAAGGCTCTAGAGGTGTTATGGAGGATGTTAATAAGCAAAGAGCAGACGCTTTAAGCGAATTGTATGCTGGATTAGAAGATTATCAAGGTTTAATTAGCAGTATGGAGGGTTAGCAGTTGGCTAAAGTATTACCCGCAGGAGCAAATGTAAATTTAAATTTAGGTGAAGACCCATTTGATAGACTGTTAAAAACTATACAAACTGCATCACAAGTACAAGGTGTTGTCAATCAAGCACAACTACAAAGAGATAGACGTAACGCTATCAAAACAGAATCTTTGCAAACTATGATGATAAATGCAGTTTCTGGTATGGATGCTGAAAATCCATCAAGCATTGCAGAAACAAAAAATTCTCTTGTAGAAATGAAAGACAAGTTTATTGCTGAAAATCCAGGCTTATCTGATGATATTGAAACATTCTACGGGACAACATATAACACTACAATTAAGCCAATAGAAGATGTACATTCAAAATTTAATTTAGACAAAGAAAGATTATATTCATCTATTCAAAAATTAAATGACAATATTTTAGCCCTTCCAGATGAAACAATTGTCCCTCAAGATAAAATAATGTTTAAACAAGAGCTGATGGGACTACATAAAGCTTTGTCTAGTCTTAAAAGTAATGCAGCTTTATATAATAAAACTATGCCTGGATTAAGTGGCGCTCTTTTGTTAGATGCAGATAATGCTGAAAGGTTATCTAGAAAACTACCAGAGTTGATGGTGGGTCTTTTTGATGATTTTGAACAAGACTTAACTTCACAACTTCTAAATAACCAACTTTCTTTTCCTTTATACGAACAAGAAATGAATAAATATTATGCAGAAGGCGAGGGTAAAGCTGCTAGTATTATTGTTCCTAGACTAGAAAATGAACTACAATCTCTTTATAA